ACTCGGGACGTCACTTGGGGCGCTGCTCTGGGTGCGACTTATGGCTCCGCTTATGCCGCTACTCAGGACTCCGCCCTGGGCGCTGCCCGGGGCGCTCTGGGCGCTGTTCTCGGGGCCCTCGTCAAGGACCTGATCTCCGTCGAGGACTTCCGCACCCTGACGGGCCCGTGGGAGCAGGTTGTGGGACAGATCGAGGTGGCGGCATGACCCCGATCACCAAGCCCTGTGCAGTCCCGGACATGCCGGAGGGCGAGTATCACTCGGATCCATGCGTCGAGCCGTCCCTGTCGTCCACGATGGCGAAAACCATTGTTTCGGGTGAGGCTGGCCCGGCCCGTCTGCGAGAGATCATGTCTCACGGGCAGGAACATAAGGCCGTCTTCGATTTCGGCAGCGCCGCGCACGAGAAGGTGCTGGGACGCGGCGCCGGTGTCGAGGTGCTGGATTTCCCTGCCTGGACCACGAAGGCTTCGCGTGAGGCGCGTCAGGCCGTGTGGGATGCCGGCGGCACACCGGTGCTGGCGAAGGATGCCGCCCAGGTGGATGCAATGGCCGAGGCGATCCTGTCCAACCCAGTGGCCGGTGAGCTCTTCACGCGCGGCAAAGGCGCCCCTGAACTGTCGATGTTCACCATCGATGAGGTGACGGGGCGCTGGCAGAGGGGTCGGCTCGACTTCCTGGCTGACCGGCACACGATCGTGGACTTCAAGACCACCGGCCAGTCTGCCGAGCGGCGCGCGTGGATCAAGCACTCGTGGGAATTCGGCTACCACCTGCAAGCAGCCGACTACCTCGACATGGCGATCTCGCTGGATCTGGTCGATGAGGACGCGGTCTTCCTCCACGTCGTGCAGGAGACAAAGGCGCCCTATCTGCTTGGGATCTACCAGGTCGGTGCCGATCAGCTGGCCGAGGGCAGGCGCCTGATGCGTCGCGCCCTGGACTTGTGGGACAGGTGCCTGACCCTCGACGAATGGCCCGCGATCCCTGCGGTGATCCAACTGTCCCAGCTGCCCGATTGGGTGCGGACGCCGGGCGCCGAGGGTCCCGACTACATTCCCGCCGAAGACGTTTCCGACGGCATCGCCGATGCGCTTGCCGCCACCTTGACATGGAAGGAATCAGCATGACTCAGCAGATGCCCATCAAGGCTCAGGGAGAGCCGACCAAGGAGATGCAGCAGAAAGCGGCTGTTGACCGGTTCAACGCCACGCTGCACCAGATGCAGAACGAGATCGCCCGCGCCCTGCCCAAGCACATGACTGGAGACCGGTTCGTGCGGATCGTGCTGACCGAGGTCCGCAAGGACCCCACGCTGGCGCTGTGCGACCCACTGACGATGTTCGGGTCCCTCCTCACTGCCGCTGCGCTCGGCCTTGAGCCCGGACTGAACGGCGAGTGCTGGCTGGTGCCGCGCAAGAACCACGGCACGCTCGAGGCTCAACTGCAGATCGGTTACCAGGGCGTGGTGAAGCTGTTCTGGCAGAACCCTGCCGCCACCTACCTCGACACCGGATACGTCTGCGAGCGCGACGAATTCCGCTTCGCGAAGGGCCTGAACCCGATCCTGGAGCACACTCCCGCCGAAGGTGATCGCGGCAAGGTGGTGCGCTACTACGCGGTCGCGGGCCTCAACACCGGTGCCCGGGTCTTCGACGTCTTCACCCCCGACCAGATCAAGGCCCTGCGCGGGGGCAAGGTCGGCAGCAACGGTGATATCCCCGACCCCGAGCACTGGATGGAGCGCAAGACGGCGCTGCTCCAGGTGCTCAAGCTGATGCCGAAGTCCACCCAGCTCGCCGCCGTGCCAGCAGCAGATGGACGGGCGCACACCATCAGCGACGCGCAGCAGATCTTTGGCGGTGTCGACACGTCCACCGGCGAGGTCCTCGACGCCGGCTGGCATCAGGATGGGCCGGTGGAGCCATGAGCTGGCCCGAGGAGCACCACGACGTGTGGGCTGGGGTCGAGGATGCCATCCCTGAGTGGGTGAGCGACAAGGTGGCCTGCTCGGTGCGGTCGGATGCCGACTGGAATGCGGACGAGGACAGCCGCGAGGCCGTGGCGGCGGTGAGGATCTGCGAGCGGTGTGCTTTCACCGAGCAGTGCCTGGACTGGGCGATGTCCCACCACGAGGCCGGCATCTGGGGTGGCCTCACCGCCTCCGACCGTGCGCGCATCGAGCGTGGCGCGCCGGTGCGGCGGGTCCGCGAGATTCGTCGGTGTCGCACGGCGGTTAGGCAGGTGCAGGAGTCATGAGCGCACCACTGACCAAGGCCCAGAAGGTCGCGGCGGTCGTCGAGCAGCTGTTGCGTGGCGGCGCCGACACCAGCACGCTCCTCGAGGCGACGGGGGCCGACCGTCCCGGACGGCTGCGCGCCACCCTTCACCGAGCAGGCCGTGACGACCTCGCCGCCCGGATCATCACCACCGACCGGGTAGCCCAGCGCAGACAGGAAGTCATCGAGGCGGTCGAGAAGCTGGTCTGGGTGGACAGGGCCGACGAGATCGCCGCCGAACTCGGCTACAGCTCGCGCTACGGCCTGCAACAGTCACTGCGCAAGTGGGGGCGTCGGGACCTTGCCGATCAGATCGTGCGTACCCGCGAGACGCACCGCGACAAGGTAATCGCCGACGTGGAGTGGATCGCCGGGACACGGGACCCCGAGGATGTCGCCCGGGCGGCCGGGTACCGCGACGCGACGGCACTGCACGTCGCCTTGACCAGGTGGGGTCGCAAGGACCTCGCCGACCGGGTCGTCGGAGCATCACGCGACGACACGGGCCGCTTCCGCCTCACACGGAGGGCCGCATGAGCGCCCGCCAGGTCATTGCCTTCTGTCTGGACTGCTGGGAGCTGCACTACGGCATCCCCGACTCGAACGGGATCTATCAGCGCGACTCGGGCTCATCGAATCACTGGGACCACGCCGTGCACGTCTTCGGCACACCAGACGACTATCCGCCACCAATCCGGGGCGTGCTCGTATCGCTTCAAGCCGGACTGCCGATCAGCGACGGACGTGCCGATCTGTTCAGCCTGGCCATCGCCGTGACAGCGCTGCAGCCGACCAATGGCCGAGAGGTCGCCCCACCCAAACCCAAGGAGGCCGCATGAGCAAGAACGGCACCATCTTCCTGACATGCGCGCGCTGCGGACACTGGAAGCTCCACCATGCACGCCACCTGTGCAAGTGCTGCTACAACCACGCCTCCGAGAAGGGCCTACTGGCCCTCTACCCGGCCTCTGGCGGCTTCGGCGGCGCAGGGACCTCGGCAGACGCGAGCCTGGGGCGGCCCGGTGCTCACCCCTTCATGCAAGGGGGCGTGGCCGCATGAGCGCCGAGCTACGTGATCTGTCCCTGACGACACGTGTCCCCGATGCGGTCGCCGCCATGCTCGCCCGCCGCGACATCGACACCGACCCCTGCCCGGCCCTGCATGTCATCGCAGGCCGCGCCCTGACCGGCGACCGCCAGCCCCGCCACGCCCTCGGTGCCGACGGGCGATGCCGGCACTGCCACACCACCATCCCGACCAAAGGAGCATGACCATGAACAATCTTTACCTGACGCGGCCCGTGACGATCGAGGCCCGCCAGCTGGACGGTTACGCGCCCCACGATCACGATATCTACTTGTGGGTCGAAGCCAACACGCAAGGGAGCTTCGACCCTCTCAGTGATGAGATTCCTGCTTCCGGGGTGTCGATTGATCCGTCTGATGGGTCTTTCATGATCGCCACCCTGGAGGGCGTCATGCACGCTCGTCTCGGCGACTGGATCATCCGCTGCGTTGCTGGAGAGTTCTACGCCTGCCGCGACGTCATCTTCCGTGCCACTTACGAGTCGGTAGGGGAGGACGCATGAACACCCTCCGGGACGACTCGATCGTGTGGGACGCCGAAGACATCCGCTCCGTCTGCCACGCCCTGTGGCAGACGGCATACATCTACCGCAGGGTCAAGGTGCCAGACCCCACGACCGCCGACGCGGTCCGGCTCCTGCGCCGCTGGGAATCCAACACCGACCACCTCGACAAGCTGCTCCACGGCCTTGAGGGCCTGCAACGCCAGCAGGTGCAGCCCCGCATCAAACTCACCACGGAGGACGCATGAGTCGCTCGCGTAGTTCCGCCCGCACGGCTGGCACACGCTTCGAGACGAGCGTGGCCGACTACCTGGCTCGCCACGTCGATGACGGCATCGAGCGGCGTGCCCGTAATGGCTCGAAGGATCGCGGAGATATCTCCGGGCTGCGCCACATGCGGGGGAGGCTCGTCGTCGAGTGCAAGGACTACGGCGGCCAGTTCAAGGCGGCCCAGTGGGTCGGTGAGGCAGATGTCGAGCGTGGCAACGACGACGCCCTGGCAGGGCTCGTGGTCGCCAAGAGACGCGGCACGCAAGCCCCGCAAGACCAATGGGTCCTGATGACGCTCGGAGAGCTTGTCGCGCTGCTCAACGGCAACCGAGACCACTACGAACAGGAGACGAAATGAAACTCTACATTTGCGGACCCATGTCCGGCATGGCGGACTCCAACCGCCCCGCATTCCGTGAAGCGGCCAAGACCCTGAAGGCGGCCGGCTACCTCGTTGCCGACCCGAGCCGCCACGAGGTGGACGATCCGGAGGATTGGCTCCAGTGGATACAGGCAGGACTCACGGCGCTGTCCTCCTGTGACGGGGTGGCGACCCTCGAAGGGCACGAGGACTCGCTGGGAGCGACCCTTGAGATCGCCATGGCGCGCTGGATGAAGATCCTCGTCGCGCCAGCCGCCAAATGGGAATCGAATCCAGTCCGCCGACCCGGATGGGTCACACCGCCATGGCAGGTGGAGTGATGGCCTGGTTCAAGGTTGACGACCAATTCTGGTCACACCCGAAGGTGATCCGGTGCTCGACATCTGCGGTCGCGCTGTGGGTGCGAGCTGGCTCCTGGGCAGCCCAGCAGCTCACCGACGGGCAGGTGCCTGCCGAGGTGCTTCCCATGATGAGGGCGACCAAGAGGACTGCTCACGAGCTCGTCTCGGCGGGCCTGTGGGAGGCCACGACGACGGGCTGGCGGTTCCATGACTGGGGCGACATGCAGCCCAGCGCGCAGCAAGTGACCGAGCAGAAGCTGAAGCGGGCAGAGGCCGGACGCAAGGGCGGGCGCCGGTCATCTCAACGCAGATTGGAGGAAGCAAATGGGCAAGCAAATGGGCAAGCAAATGCCTAGCAAATGCTTGGCCGGTGCTGGCGTGTTGCTTCGGACATGTTTGAAGCAAAATCCAACCCCGTACCCGTACCCGTACCCGTATATCTGTTCTTACGTCTCTACCAAGGCCAAAGTCTGTAACGCGGGCGGGGACTTGGACTTGGAGATCGAACGATGATCCAGACCGAGATCGAGCGGGTTGCACTGGCCGTCCATGGGCTGCGCCCGGACTGGCCGGCAACCTCGCTGAGGACCTTCATCGAGAACAACCTCGCCAGCAAGGCCTACCGGGACGTCATGGTGGCGTTCGCCTGGATAGCTTGCGACCCAACCACCGACAACCCCGGTCGGATCCTCGGAGCCGGCCCGTGGTGGAACGCCACCCGGGCGGGCGTCCAGCACGTCACCGACCTGCCACCCCGCTTCACTCCCGAGCCCGGCCCCAAGCGAGATCCGGCCTTCCGGCGCGAACTGATCGACCAATTCAAGCAAGACCTTCACCGACCTGAGGAGACGAAATGACCACCCCAATCACGATCGTCGGCGCGCTGGGCGCTGACCCGGAGATCCGCTTCGCGAAGTCAGGCAAGGCGGTCGCTTCCTTCCAGGTGGCCGTCAATCGGCGCAAGCGCGACCAGTCCGGAGGCTGGATCGATGACGGTGCTGACTGGTTTTCAGTGCAGGCGTGGGGGACTCTCGCCGAGAACGTCGCCGAGTCGCTCACCAAGGGCATCCGTGTGATCGTCACCGGGCGCCTGGAGTCACGCGACTGGCAGGACCGGGAGGGCAACAAGCGCACGAGCTGGGAGATCACCGCCCAGGGTGTCGGTGCTGACCTGTCGTTCGCGACCGCCACCGTCACCCGCAATCAGCGGGCCGACGAACAACGCCGCCCGACCCAGCAGGCTCGCCCGACCCGGCAGGATGCCCGCCAGGAGCCGCCAGCCGACCCGTGGGCCAACGCCCAAAGCGAAGCCCCGTTCTGACCGTCATGGAAGACACCGCACACCCCACCAGACCCGCAGAATCGAACAGAGAGGCACCGCAATGAGCACCAATGAGTATCTGGACCCCCAGGACACGCAAGGCCCGCAGAATCGCGCACAGCGGTCCGTGTCCGTGGAGGCCATCGACCCGAAGGCGGGCATGACGCTCGACGAAATGGCCAAGAAGAACCGCCGCATGGTAGCGCTCGATGTGTTCGCGAGGCAGATCGAGCTCGCGCACTACCCGCAGATTCGGGAATGGCGCGGGAACGGCAGACCCACCTGTGCCAGGTGCGGCAGCTCGTGGCCATGCCAGCGAGCGAGGGATGCAGTCCGTCTCAGGGAAATACTCGGCGGCGGCGACGACCCCGGCGACGACGGGGCCCGCGACCTGATCCCGGAAGTGACCGCCACGAGAGCAGTCCCCAAGGCGAGGAAACCCGGCACCGCCCACGAAGCGAAGGAGGCAGCCTGATGGGACAGGTCTGGTACACCTCTGACCCGCATTTCGGGCACAGGCTCGTGGCCAATCTGCGCGGCTATCCCAATTCCGACGAAATGGACGCCGCAATCGTCGAACAATGGCGGCGACAAGTCCGCAAGGACGATACCGTCTATGTGCTCGGCGATTTGGCAGTGTCGAGCCCAGATGCGGCGCTCGATATCCTCGCCGAACTGCCCGGCCGCAAGCATCTCGTTGCCGGCAATCACGACCGAATCAATCCCATTCACCGACGCACCTACAAGCGTGCTCTGCTCGACCGCTACATGTCCGTTTTTGACACCGTGGCGACATTCCGGCGGCTCCGTCTGAATGGCGTCGTGGTGCTTCTCAGCCACTACCCCTACGCGTCGGCCGGGGACGGTGAAGGACGACCTGGAAACCGATATGTGCAATACCGATTGCCGGATATGGGTACGGCTCTGATCCACGGGCACACCCACGACAAGCAGCGCGCACACGGACACATGCTGCACGTCGGCTGGGACGCCTGGGGAGAGCTCGTCCCGCAGGACACCGTCCTCGAGTGGCTCAACAGCCTCGGAAAGGAGGCGACGGCATGAACGTGTTCATCTGCGGCCTCGATGACACGCGGGCCGACCGTGGCGACTGCCCAAACCCGCTCCACGACCACCCGCTCGCCGCGAGCCCCATGGTCGCCAGGGACGAGGCAGACGAGCGGCTGGACACCGGATGGACGCAAGCCCGATGCCCGGACTGCGGGCTATTTGGGTGGATCGCACCAGGCGAGGAAGGGAAGCAATGAACGGGATTCTGAGTCTGCTTCTGACGCTCGCGGGCATGGCGTCGATGTTCTACCTGGGCTCCCAGTGGCGCTTGCGCAAGGTCGAGAAGGCCATCTCCGCAGTCGCGGACCCGGCCCGCGATCTTGGGGTCTTCATCTTCAAAGAGCTGCGCTCGGGCGCGAAGAGCGTCACCTTCCGCATGTCTGACGACGGCACCCACTGGGACTCCGAAGTCGTGCGCGTCATGGACGCAGAGGAGGAGCGATGAGCGAGCTCGATATCGAAGAAATCCGCGAGCGTCTCACCGGGGACCGCAAAGACCTGGAGGCCTTGCTCGACGAGGTGGAACGGCTGAGGGCTGAGCGCGAGAACACGCCCTCGGACACCACCGGGGGCCACGTGATCAGGCTGAGCGCCGGCACCGTGAAAGAGCTGGAAGCCGGGATGCTTGAGATCAGAATCCACCGCGACGCGAACCTTGGCGGGATCGTCATCGACACCGAGCGCGAAACCCCGGCATGGTGGCACCGATGAAGCGGTTCGTCTCGTGCCTTGTGGCTGCGGTAATCGCGGCCGGACTCGCCATTGCCTTCCTGGCCGGTCTGTCCGTCCAGATCGGTGACGCCACGGTCGCAGGCCCGCAGGCGAGCGTGGTGTGCAGCCTGACCCTCGTGCTGATCGTGGAAATCGGCCTGCCGCGCAACAAGGAGTGATGATGGAAGCCAGTGAAACCCTCGCCCAGCTTGCGCAGATCCCGGACATGGCCGCCGAGCTGTGGGCATCGGGGCGCGCCACGGGCGACTCGGGAGACCCGAAGCCGGGACAGGTGCGTCCGCATCGCGCCAAGCCGTCCACCCCGATCGACCTGGGCCGCCACGACATCCTGCGCACCGACGAGCACGGGTTGCTCGCCGAGCTGTCGCAAGCGGTGCGAGCCGTGTGGGAAGACCATCCCGGCGTGACACTGTCCAACCCGCCGACGTGGGCGGGGGAGTGCAGCTGGCTGCTCGCGAACGCAGACCTGTGGGACACGGATCCGTTCCTGTCGGCCTTCGTGTCCGATGCGGCCTGGCTGGTGTGGCGCACGCTCGACCGCGCCCTGCACCGTCCCGCGCCGGCACGCCTGACCTGCCCGGCCTGCGGGGGCAGGCTCGCCGAATCCGCCGGAGGCTGGGTCACCTGCCGGGACTGTGCAAGTCAGTTCCCGGGACGGGAGAGGATCGCGACGCAAATGATCCACAAGCGCGACATGACCACCGACGAGATCGCAGCGGAGTTCCAGATCGACCCGGCGCGGATCTACAAGTGGCGAGAACGGGGACTGATCAAGCCCACCAACCCCGGATGCAAGCCGGCCACCTGGAGGCCGTGGGACGTGCTGGCAGTGCTCCATCCAGACATCGTGGAGGCAATCGAGGTTGGTGGTCGGGAGGCTTGTTGACGGGCGCGAAAAGCGCTATCCTGACAGCTGAGCGCACCGTGCGCCCAAAAACTTGCGAACCCCGGTCATTGGCCGGGGTTTTCGCATGTCCGGGGACGGTTGAGGTCGGCTTGATGGGCGCCGCAGCTCCTGCTCCCGGGCCGCCCCGGTCGGCGGTTTCCTCCTTTCCTGCCGGCCGGGGCACTCAAGACAACCGGGGCCCTCGCGAAATTGAGGGGCCCCGCCTGATTGCAAGGGGGTGCCCATGAAGCAACCCGGCCCCCACCAAAGAATGCGGGCTACCTTCAAGGCCGACAGGGGCTGGAGAGTGGCATGCCCACGGTGCGCCTGGCATGCCACCAGCACCCACCTTGCATGGCTCATGGATCAGGCCAGCACACACACCTGTACACCCCTGCTGTTGTCGCCCACGCCACCCGACGTGGAGCTGGCACCGGCAGGCGACGGGATGTACGTCCTGTGGCCCGAGGTGGACGGTGACGTGCAGTTCACCTGCATCCACACCAGCACCACCACGTGCAGGCAGGACACACCATGAGCACCAGTCGCACCGGCACG